CTATCCTTTCGAGGTTTCTTGATCTTGACGTTTTTGACAAAATGTACGAAATTGTCAACAAAGAGTCAAATGGTATCAAATACCAACTAAAGAGTTATCCTGAAAAAGACTGGTGTGCAATTATTGACCAGTGTGAAAAAGATCTTCGTGATATTGAAAATCTTCTAGAGACATCGAAGCAAAAAAAGGCGGAGTTGCAAAATGAAGTTGCATATCTTCAATCAGAACTTCACAAGCACGGTAATGCTTCCCCAGTTACTGTCGAGCAAATAAATTCTCAAGTCAAGAAGGTAGAACAACTTGAGCTTGCCTCAGCAAGCTGCTCTCAGAAAATTTCTCAACTTGAAAATGACATATTAGTATCTTCAAAAAAGATCAAGACGATTCAAGATCTAAAGAGTGAGTACAACCTTGAGGATCTCAAAAAGAAAAAAGATGTTCTCAAGAATCTCGAGTCTTCTTTGTTGACTCTTCGACACACATTTGATAAGGAAGAAACCCTACTAAAACAGCACCAAAAATCTTTGAAAATTTTGGATGAAGTACCTTGCGGTGATGAATATGCAACGTGTAAGTTTATCAAAGATGCGCATGAGAGCAAAAAGAAGCTCTCTAAACAAAATGCCACTGTTTTATCCGCCAAGAAAAATCTGGAATCTGCAATTGAGTCGCTTGATTCAATAAAGTCAGAAGGTTCAATTGAAAAACTTGAGAAGCTAGAAAAGCTTATTGATCTCGAGAGCAAGCTTGAACTTGAAGTTTCAAGAAAAGAAACTGAATTAGCCAAAGCCAAACTAACGTGTGACTCACAAATGACAGATCTGCAATCTGCAAAGGATAGGCTAAAGAATCTGGAAGCAGCTCTAAAAAATGCCGAAAATGCAGAGGTTGTTTCTATCAGGGCTAAATTAGAAGAATTGCTAAAGCAAATCAAGGATCACGATGATAGCAAGCTTGATGCAGCCACAAGCAAAGGTAGACTTTCTGCTTCTCTTGAAAAACTAAAAGCAGAAAAACTTGAACGAGACACCTTACTTGAAAAGCTCAAGATAAACGAAATTATTTCTTTTTCTTTCTCAAAGAAAGGATTGCCTCTAACGATTACTAAGTCACAGCTACCAGTTATCAATGCTGAAATAGCAAAGATACTTCAAGGAATAGTAGACTTTTCAATAGAGTTAGAGAACGATGAAGATTCTGATTCTTCTGAAATTTATATCAACTACGGAGATTCAAGAAGAGTAATTGAGCTTTGTTCCGGTATGGAGAAGACAATAGCATCTCTGGCTGTTAGAGTCGCAATGATCAACATCTCGTCTTTACCACGACCAGATATGTTTATCATAGATGAGGGATTTGGTACACTCGACGATGCAGCTGTCGAGGCATGTAATCGTCTTCTAACATCGCTGAAGAGGTATTTTAGAACGATAATTGTTATTACGCACGTCGATGGAATAAAAGATGCCGTTGATCATGTGTTAGAAATTACAAAGAATGAGAAAGATGCAAAAGTTATTTTTGGAGGAGACTAACAATGTGGCAACCATATCCGCGCAATAGAAAAATTGCAAAGAAAGAGGGCTATGTCGTAATTGTTCCTGAAAACTACGAAGAAAATACACGACAAATGCCACTCTTTTGTGAAGTTTGCCGTTTTAGATTTTCATCCAGAGAAGATGAAAAATCTTATGAGATGTTCAAATGCTGTTCTTTGTGCGCAGACACTTGGGCTTATTCTCACAGACAGGAATGGGAAAAAGGGTGGAGACCTTCACTGGAGCAGATTGAGAAAGTGATAGAAAAGCGTATTTTTGTAAATGAAAATATTCGTTTTGAGTAAAAGGTATATTTAGTTGTGGAGAAGTCTTTTATATGGCTGGCAATATTGACATCAATAGTTTAGGTCAGGTACTTGATACCACATGGGGTAGATACTCTACGCCCAAGACAGCATCATATTCTGTCAAATTTTCTCTTCAGGGAAATGTTTTGACCGCGTCATATGCTGCAATTGTTAACTTTGGCACAGAAAAAGAAATGGCTCTAATGAAGCAAAGATACGCTGAAGAGTCTATCGATATCATTGACGCAGCCATGAAAAATGTAAAGGCTGCCTACAAAGAACTTTCTGGAAAGGCCCTAGTTGCCAAGCAGTACGCGTCAAGTGATTCTATTGAAATAATAAACTTTAATGTTCACAATCCCAAGAGAACAGCGTATTATCGTAGGAAGACTTCATTTGAACTAGCATGACAAAACCTTTAAGTAAGCAAGAACAAGTAGCGGAGATCATCCGCTGCGGCAAAGACCCCGTCTACTTCATGAAGAAATACGTGAAGATTCAGCATATGCTGCGGGGTCTTATCCCATTTGAGACGTATGATTTTCAGGATGAATGTGTTGCATCCTTTGAGAAGCATCGTTTTAACATTGTTCTCAAGTCGAGACAGCTAGGTTTGTCGACTGTCACTGCAGCATATGCTACGTGGTTTGCCATTTTCAAGAAGGACAAGAACATTCTTGTTATTGCTACCAAACTTCAGACAGCCATGAACTTCATCAAAAAGGTAAAGATCATGCTTGAAGGTCTTCCAAAGTGGTTACTTTTGACAAAATATGAACCAACAAAACAGTCTATTAGATTTCTCAATGGTTCAAACATAACAGCCATTCCTACTTCTCCTGATGCTGGCCGTTCAGAGGCACTTTCGCTTCTCATCGTCGACGAGGCTGCCTTCATTAGGGACTTTGAAGAGATCTGGACAGGTCTGTATCCTACTCTGTCAACCGGAGGTAATGCAATCATCATTTCAACTCCTAATGGTGTTGGTGGTCAGTATTACCGTCTATGGATAGAAGGCGAGACGAAGCAGAACGAATTCAATACAATTAAGCTTCCATGGTATGTACATCCAGAACACGACGAAGACTGGTTTGTAAAGGAAACAAAAAACTTATCGAAGAGAAGCATTGCGCAAGAGTTTCTTTGTGACTTCATTTCGTCTGGTGATACATTTCTTCAGCCAAATGATCTAGAATCCATAAGAGATTCCATAAGAAATCCTATTGAAAAAACAGGCCCACAAAGCGGAATTTGGGTGTGGCGCCGACCCGAACCCGATAAAAAATATGTCATAGCTGCCGATGTTTCTCGTGGAGACTCAGCGGACTTTTCTACATTTCACGTTGTTGACAATAGCACGTGTGAAGTGGTTGTTGAGTTCATGGGAAAGATACCTCCCGACAAATTTGCAGACGTTCTATATGAATGGGGTAAAAAATACAACGATGCCCTCATATGTCCTGAGCAGAATACATTCGGTTATTTTACGTGCACAAAGCTCAGAGATTTGAATTATCCGCATCTATACTATTCTGGTGCTACAGGCGATTTGTTCAAATATAGACCTATAAACCCAGATGCAATACCTGGCTTTTCTACACAACAAAAGTCTCGATCTCAAATTTTAGCAAAACTTGAGGAAGTCTTTAGAAATTCTGTTATTAAAGTCTATTCTCAGCGCCTATATGATCAGCTTCAGGCCTTTGTTTGGAATGGAAGTAAAGCTCAGGCTGCAAAGGATGCCCATGACGATCTAATAATGAGCCTTGCAATCGCAATGTGGCTCGTTGTGGGAGAATCAACAGGAGGAGAGCAAGGAATGGCTATGGCAATGGCAATGCTAAAAGCCACAAAAGTTCAAAGAAATGAACAAATGCCTGGCGATGTTTCTTCTGCTCGCCCCCTTGTCAATCCTCAAATAAAAGGACTTGTTCCACAACCAAAAGATGTATATAAACCAAAAGACCCATCTCAGGTGAAACACGTTGATGTTTCTGATTTTTCTTGGTTATATCGTTGATTTGTGCAAGATATGTATTGAGGCTATTGAGGACAACATGGCAAAATTGACAAATTCTCTTTTAAAGAAACTAATTTCAGAAGAATTCAAAAGACTTCAAGAGGACGCAGAAGTCAGTCCTCAAAAGATAAATGCAACAGGCAAGCTCAATGTTGAGCTGAGCAATCTTTTGAAAGCAATCAATTCTTTCAAGTCAAAGGTTCTTGAAGACGTCAATATGACGCCTGTCAAGGACACAACAGTCCCAGCTCTGTTGAAAAGACTCGAAAGGGAGATAGCTACAATCAGTACATCTCCGGGAAATTATGTCAAAGTCCCAGATGAAAAGCCTGCAGTCAAGCCCGCTGTAAAGCCAGACGTTGTCAAGCCTAGTGTTAAAGTTGTTTGAAAGTTATACTAAAAGTTTTTAGTCAATAATATAACATTTTAAGAGCTCCCTCGATAATGGCGGAGCAGAATGCCATGGCAAAAAAAGAACCTCAATCTCTATTTCAAAGACTGTCAAAGCTTTTCAAGAGCGGACCTGTTGTTAAGAAAAAGCTGAGAACATTTGACACAGCAGTCGCTGTCGCTGACAAAACAAAGTCTAGCGGAGCTTTGCTATTTCAAAAGTCATTAGCTCCGACATATGCAACCATCACAGCTAATGCTTATAACCTCTCAGAACGCCTGATGAGGTACCAAGATTTTCAAGAAATGGAGTATTGTCTCCACCAGGACACAAAGATAGCTGTTCCTGGAGGATACAAGACAATAGGTCAGTTGGCTGAAGAATGCGCTAACGATCCTAATCACACATTCGTCGTGTATTCATACGATCACAACGAGAATAGAATCATTCCTGCGATAGGCAAACAGGCGAGGCAGACACGAGTTGATCACGCTTACACTGTCACTTTTGACAATGGTCAACAGATCATAGGTACGCCTAACCATCGCCTGATGAAGCGCGACGGTACCTTCTGCAAGATAGAGGATCTCAAGGCCGGCGATGCTATGATGCCATTCTACCGTCGTGACCTATTCAATGGTTGTAAGGAAGAAGGTGACGGTTATCGTTGGATCTACACAATGGACCGAAGGTCAAAGATGAACGGTTGGACTCCTGAGCACAGGTTGTTGGGAGAATTCCTCAAGGGCTCGCCGCTTCTTGAAAATGAAGTAGTTCACCACATAAATTTTGTCAAATTCGATAATAGTCTAAACAACCTACGGGTCATGAATGATCTGGATCACAAGCGGCTGCATGCTGAAATCATCAACGGAGCGAAGTGGTCGGAACAAAATTCCGACTGGATACAACAATTTAGGGCAAACCATTCGAAATTCATGACTGAGAATAATCCCGCTGAAAGAAAGGACATCACTTTTGGTCGTATTCTAGAGACATGTGAGAATGTAGGTTTTAATCTACCGCGATTGTGCGATGCTCTCGACACTGATCCAAACGTCATCAAGCGAAGACTTCGCAAACACGGCTATCAAAACTTTGAGACCTTTGCCAAGGCATACAATCCAGACTGGCACAACGGAGGATGGAATAATGATGGTAAGAATAATCCTCGTTATGATCATTCAGTTACCTTCGATAGAATTTGTTCGAATTATTCTAAGGGCATGTCCAAGTCATCGTTGGCTACTTCTTTGGGCACCACTCCTACGATCTTGGCTCAGCGGCTTCGTGAAAGAGGTTACAAGAACTACACGCAGTTCGCTGAGAGCTATTCGAACCTCAAGGTTGTATCTGTTGAATACCACGGGGTGATTCCTCTCTATGACCTGACAGTAGATGGATACAAAAACTTTGCCACTGATTCAGTCATCTCACATAACACTCCTGAAATTGCAGCTGCTATGGACATCTATGCAGATGAAACGGTTGCACAGGACGACAAGGGAAGAGTACTCCACATCTATTCCGACAACGAGAAGATCAAGGAGATACTTGAGGACCTCTTTTACAACACCCTAAACGTCGAGTTCAACCTTCGTTCATGGGCACGTAACCTCGTGAAGTATGGAGATTTCTTCCTCTACAATGACGTATCTCCTGAGTACGGCGTTATTAATGCATTCCCAATACCTGTCAACGAAGTTGAAAGGGAGGAAAACTATGACCCCAATGATCCTTTTGCAGTTCGTTATCGATGGGTTACTCTTGGTAATAGAACACTTGAAAACTGGGAAGTTACACACTTTAGACTTCTTGGTAATGATATGTTTCTTCCTTATGGATCATCAGTAATCGAACCAGCTCGCCGCATCTGGCGACAATTAATCCTTATCGAGGATGCGATGCTTGTGTATCGTGTTGTACGCGCACCAGAACGCAGAGTTTTTTATATCGATGTTGCCAACATACCTCCTGAAAATGTTCCGATGTATGTTGAAGAACAAAGAAAGAACTTGAGAACCAATCAGGTTGTTGATAGGGCGACAGGTAGACTCGATCTTCGTTATGCACCGCTTTCGATAGAGGACGATTATTTCATACCAGTTCGTGGTAGTGAAAGTGGAACAAAGATTGACACTCTTGCTGGCGGTCAAAACGCCGCAGCTGTTGAAGACGTCGCATACATTCAAAAGAAGCTATTTGCCGCATTGAAGATTCCTAGAGCATACCTTGGCTACGATGAAATGTTGTCCTCGAAAGCGACCTTAGCACAAGAGGATATTCGATTCTCTAGAACGATCAATGTTATTCAGAAGGTTCTCCTTGCTGAATTGAATAAATTAGCAATAATCCACTTATATGCAAATGGTTTTGATTCCGAAGAATTGCAGAACTTTACGCTGCACCTCTCCAATCCATCGACTGTTGCTCAACAGCAGAAACTTGAGCTGTGGAGAGCAAAGTTTGAAATTGCAGGTTCAATCCCAGAAGGAATGGGAAGCAAAGAATTTGCTCGTAAGAAAATCTGGGGTCTTACAGACGAAGAGATCGAAGAGATCGATGAACAGCGTTTCAAAGAAAAGATTGTTGATCAAGAAATTGAGGCTGCAAAACCCGAAGAAGCTGGTGGAGGAGAAGAGAGCGGCGGAAGTGAGGAAGAATCCGGCGGCGAAGAAGAGGGAGGCGGAGAAGACCTTTTCGGTGGCGGTGGTGAAGAAGGAGGAGACAAAGAAGAAGAAGGTGGAGGTGATCTATTCTCAGGAGATGACCCAGCTGATTTTTCGGTAAATTCAACTGAGCTTCTCACGACGGGAGATGTTCCTGATGATTTTGAAATACCGCTTTATGAAAAAGACGAAGCTCCTGTCAAACCCAAGTCTCAACTAAAGAAGGCTCTATACGATAGATCGCGAATTAGGCACGCTGGCAGAAGCAAAACTCATATGCCAAAGTTTGCAGGTGATGAAGGCATGCTGTCCTATAAAACGATGTTCAAGAAGGACGATCCAACTGCTTCCAAAGAACTAAGATCGTTAGCAAGCCTAGGCGAATCTAAAAATAAAAGCAGCTACATAAAGACTTCGATGCCACCAGATGTAGCGTCTGCACTAAAAAACTTATCAACAAAAATGCCAGCTAGAGCAACAACAAGGCAGCAAGTTTTATCTGAATTTGAAGAAAAAAATGAAGCGGACCTACTAAACGAATCGAACGACTACTTAATTAACAAGGACGAACTTTGAGAGGATAGCAAATGTCAAAATCCCACAACAAGAAGCGTAATACTGCGCTGCTATATGAGTTTCTAATAAAAACAATTTCAACCGCTCTGGTGGAAGGTGACAAGAAAAAGTCGTCCACAGCATTGAGAATCTTGAGAAAGAATTTTAAACCAGGAACTCAACTGTATAAAGAATTTAGGCTCTTCAATGCGCTTGTAAAGACAACTGTTTCATCGGAATCTGTTTCTTCTACAATAATAAATGAGGCAAGAACAGCTGTAACACAGTCAGATATTCAAAGGCTCGATAGAGAGAAATCTCTTCTTATAAGAAATATCAATCATATGATCCATGATGATAACTTCTACGATCAGCCAATTTCTGAATACAGAATGTATGCTACCATTCAAACTCTTTTCAATGAGTGGAGAAAACCTGCAGGTACCGCTGATATAGCAGCTATGGCTATCTACGAGGATCAATTGAGAAAGTGGCTCATGTCTGAAAAGAAACAGGCTGAACACACCATATCTGAAGATTCTCCTGGCGAATCACGCCTTCTTATGAAGGTTATGATGAAAAAATTGAATGAAAAGTATTCTTCTGCTCTCAATTCTGAGCAGAGAGAGATTATTAGATCTTATGCATTTTCTGCAGCCAATGATGATCAAACAACCATCAAGAGAAAGCTTGAAGAAAT